CACGATCTAAGTATAAATTCTGAAGAGTGACACAGCGTGCTAACTCACCGATAGTGTGGTCTCTCATATTCTCTTCAATCCAATCCTCAGCGTCAGTTTCTTTAGCTAACCGTATCAACTCTTCAGCTATAAATCTACCTAGTCGTTTTAAATTATCATCTTTTATATTATCCATGGGTTATCGTATTTAATTTGTGTTATCCTTGATAGTATTTCTTTAATAAATCTCTAGGTTTTCCTACAAATATACATTCATCACCATCAAATATACTAATCCATATGCCTTTATTGTAATCACCCCACACATAATAATGGTAATCTATCCACCCATGTGTACCTCTATCTTCAATATATACGTTACCTGGACCATCTTTTAGTTCAGCTACTATTGAAGCGGCTAAACAACCCAATCCAGCAAACACATAATCTGGGTCATCTTTACTTGATATTCCATTGGTTATTTTCATATCATCAAGATAAGACGCTAGTGTCACACCCAATCCTTCAGGATATCCATCCCAGTGGTGGTAAATGTCCACAATTGTCTTGTCTGGAATCTCGCTAAACGATACTCCTTCTTCACGTTTAGCAATACTTATCATTGCTCTTGTTGCCATATTACCACTGTTCTAATTTATTGTATTCATTTAAAAACTCACTAGCCATACCATCTGGCAAAGGCTCTGGGTTAACACTATACTGCATGCCTAGCATAAAGTTTTCGGTAGTTTTAAAAGTCCCATACTTACTTGACATTACAACTAAACCGTCGTGTACAAAGTATCTCATAGGACTTCCACCAACAGTTGTTTTATAAACTCCATCTTTTAATCTTTTACTCATATATTATTGTTTAGCTTGCCTCGCCATTAATAAAAATAAAATAACATAAGTTATTATTATAGTTTTAATACTTAGCATATTAATTATTTATTAAAAATCTATCACCCCACATTAAATCTACTTCGTTAATATCAACAATCTTTACATGGGAATGTAATACCACAGTTCTTATATCACCTATAGTTAGCTCGTCCCAAGAAATAACACTCTTGAGTTTTTCTTTAAGAGCTTTAGTAGTATAGGGAAACTGTTGTTCATCTGCATTTATACTCGCCATAATTTCTGGGTTGAGTCTTTCATATATCGTCTTCATAAATATATTATCTTACTTTATTCGTATTTAATTTGTGATTACGCGTCAAGATTATCAGGTAAGCAAATAACATTAGCAAGTTCTTCAGTAATTTCGTTATTTTTTACTAATGAATCTACCATGTTATTAAATGCCTCTCTTCTAGCTGGACCATCAATTATGTTATCTTGCTCATATACTTCTTTTATTCCAGGAAGTATATAATCTTCAAAATATTCAACTATTTGTTTTTCTGTCATATTTAATTAATTTAGCAGCTCGGGGAGGAATCGAACCTCCCACCTCGTCAGGCAATATTAGTACCAATTCAAGCTGTGTGAACCGTAGGTGTGGTTTAATTATTACCGAGTAGTTTAATGTTAAGAGATTTCGCTCCCGCTCATGACTAATTACTTTATCCTACATTGAACCACCTAGTTCACTGTGACCAACCTCATCTTTATACATAGATATAGTCAGGTCACATTTTGAATATAAAGCTGTGCACATTTTCGTGAATTGTCGCTTTATACTCGCCCTATACAGGGTTTTTGAGTGGCTCGGTTACCCGAATTTGTCACACCACTCGTGTTCATAACTGATTAATTCACTTCCGTCGACGCTTCTTCGTCGTCACTTTCATCAGCTACGCCAAATAACTTCTCAACATCTTGTATAATTTGCTCGTATAAATCAGCATGGCATTCAAATTCTATGTGGCTTAATTCCACCTTATTATCATAATCCATACTCATTTCAACATTATAGCAATCAGCTTGGTTGAAATCAAAGTTTTCCACGCTAGTTTCTATAACTCTATGTAACTCAGCAAACTGCTTGTTAGTTAACTTTGGCTTATCACAATCCTCTAGTCTCTGTGTAGCTACTTTCAAATCGTGTTCTAAATCTTTCACCTGCTCTTGATGAGCTTCAAGTGAAACCTTTAGTTTCTCTATTTCTTTATTTAATTCTTCTTTATTCATATTATCTTAGCATTGTACCATAGCCTCTCCTGCGGAATAGCTTAGCGACTTTCGCTGCATCTTCACTAGACATTATCTGGATAGTATTACCCGTCTTGTGGTTTATGACTGGAGCACAACCGTACTTCGAAACAGTCGAGCAATCTACACAAACTCTAAAGCCTAATCGCAGGCGGCCTTCTGGTATTATTTTATTACATTTACATTTCATATTTATATTATCTACGAGTTATCGTATTTAATTTGTGTCCTCATCTTCGTCATCAAATATATCTTCTAATTCTATACTATAACTCATACTAGAATCGTTTTCACTTAGTAATCTTATAGCAGTTTGTAGGCCATCTAAGTATCCTGCTTGATATACTGGTCGATCGTAATCGTCTAGCACGTTAGATGTGATAGCCATGTACTCCTCTGGAGTAAGCTCATCCATTACTTCTTGTTCTAAATCTTTTAATTGTTCTATCATTTTTTAACTTAAATTATAACGGTGTCCGTTGATTATTACTTTGATATCATTAACACACAACTCATCATCGTATCTTTTTCCTTCATCTGTAAATGGTAATTGGTCGTTTTTTCTTTCATTTCTCCACCATTCACCATGTACTTCTGCTACTCTTTTCATGGTATATTCACCAACTAGGTTCATTTTACCACTTCTGTAGTAGTTTTTTAGTATGTAATTACATAAATACACCACTCTTTCTTGATGAGTATCTATCATGATTCGCTTGTTAGCGTACCTTTTACGGTATTTACCTGTCCATTTTGACTTAGTATAGTCACTATTATACTCGTAATCTTTGAAGTACTCAGCTTCTTTGCGCACTCTATTTAGTTGATAACAACTTTGAGTGGCATTATTTTCACCATAAACTACCATTTTACGAACATAACCATTCTTATAAATAGTAAATCTATTGATTTCTGTAGCACCATTGTAGTACATAGTTTTGAATGGTAATTCCCATACTTCTGTACCTTTAGCTTTTTGCCACGGTTTAGTGACCTCTTTGATACCAAGTAGTTCAAACACTCGGTATGCTTCTTCCATTGTTTTTACTTTATTCATATTTTTCTACATATATTGTAGCATCTTCGTGTACCATCCAGTGACAATCTTCTGTTTTGTGACCCATTTCTTCAAGGAAATTTACTATTCTTTGCTCGTCAACACCCCACTTTTCAATGTCATATTGAGTTACTTTACCAGTGGTATAGTCTAATACTGTTATTGTTTTTATTCTATTCATTATTTTTATGCTTTTTCTTTCTAGTATAAGTCTTTTTACTTTTATGAACACGCTTAAATGACGCTAATTTCCAATAAGGGTCTCTAGTTTTTATGTCTTTTCTACGTATTTTCATAATTATATTATCTTATACTTATCGTATTTACATTGTGATTGAGGTAGGATTCGAACCTACACTCTACAGCTTAGAAGGCTGTTGCTTTATCCAGTTAAGCTACTCAACCATTTACCACTCTAAATCAGCTATATCTTCTAGATAACTAGCATAATACTCGTGTTGTTGCTCGTTGTATTCTTCGTCTGTTAATTCTTTATAAGGCATTTTCTTATCAATTTTTTAGTTAAACCATCTGCTATTTTATCATTTTTGATACATAGCAATTCACCACACTTTTCATATTCTTCGGTGTTTTCGTAGAAAGATATTACTTCGTCAATATCTTCAGTAGTTATATCATATGGGTTACCATAAAACATAGCATCTACTCCTTCATACTGTTCGAGAATATCTTCTACTGAACACCTATTTGTTAATACTCCGTAAGTATTACTCATTATTATTTCTATATCTATATTCATAGTGGTAGTTGTGGACTCGAACCACTTGATTGTCATCACTCGGAGAGGACTACAGCCGCCTTCCTACCATGTATTACTCATTCGCATTTTTTATAAGACGCTAAACAAGTGGAACTACGTCTTTAAATCACCACTAGTTAATCAGCACTTCACTAGTGGTTTTGTATGATTTATAAATTGCTAATCATAAATATCAATAGCACAATTCCGCTGGCGATATAAATAGTGTTTAATAAACTTTTAAACACTACTTCATGATTAAACTTCCGCATTAGGCAATATCTTCATTTCTTACCGACATTGGCAAATTATTACTCGCAGTGTACGACTTGTACTTTGCCCAGCAGGCCATCGCTTCTAGCTTGTCTTTCATTATTGCGAACACTTTGTCGTGATTATAAGTCGCGGTTTTACCATTTTTGAACTCTACATTTATAGTCGCGTTCTTACCGACTAGAGATTGTCTTACTACAAATCTCTTACTATTTATTACATTAGTCATAATTATATATTTTATTTAGTTTACATTTATATTATCTACACTTGTTCGTATTTACATTGTGACGACTCACAATTATTCTTCATTTCGAGAGTTTAACTCGTCAATAACATTTTGACGCTTCTCGTTACTTACTCCATATATTCTCATATTATGAAGTACTAATTCTAATTGTTCTTTACTTAATGTTTTTAAATCTATCATCATTCTTCAATTTTAGCTAATTTCTCAGCGATTTTTACTATTGACCACATTGTCATTATTATTATAAATTCCATATATCTTTATTATCTTTTTAGTTTCGTATTTAGTTTGTGTAAAAGTAGTAGTTTTGTTTACTTATTATTTTTAGTTAGCAGTTACTCCGCCACTTCTCTTCACTTACAATTACTTATTATTATTAAAAGTGTGACATTAGCTAATTATACTTATAAGAGTAACTGGCAATTGTCACAGTTTTTAGTAGAGATATTACTCAGTAATTTTCATATCTCTACAAAATGCTGGCATAGCGTTAGTATTAGTGTACGACTTATACTTAGCGAAACAGTTCATTGCTTCAAATCTATCTTTATGTGCATTGTATACTTCGTCGTGATTATACTTTACTACTTCACCTTTCTTGTTTGTGAATGTTATTACTTCGTTTTTGCCTATTAAGGACTTTCTTATTACAAATCTTTTTAAAGTCATATTATTATATTTTAGTATTATTATTTATTAATTACATTTATATTATCTAGTGATAGTCGTAATTAGTTTGTGAGTAAATGTGAAAAAGTAATTGTGTATATATGGGGGAAGTATGGGGGTGGGTGAAATAAATGGATTTTTAGGGGAGGGGGCAACACTTTACTCCAATATTTATAATACGGAAGTAAATATATTAAACACCATGTAATTATCTTCAATATAGGAAAATAATTTAAAACAAAAATATTATGGGAGTAATAACACCTACTTTAACGTTAACATCTAAAGCTGCAGGATCTTCTCCAGCTAGTGACGCAGGACCACTAAGTTTTGCATTTCAACTATCAGCAACAGATACCTTATCTATAGATCAAGTTGCTACAAAAATAATAGATGTAGATGGAACACATGAAGTACTTTGGGATGCTAGTGACTATATAACAACAAGTGCTGCTGGTTCTAAAGGAGGTTTTGTGTATGTTAAAAATATAACAGCAGAAGGTTCTGGTAGAAATATAATGATAGGTACAGCTAATTCTAACTTATCTGATGAAGTTGATTTAACTTCTACTGTAGATGCAGAAAGATTATTTACTTTACAACCAGGCGAGTTTGCTTTCTTTCCATGGGATATGACATTTGATTTATATGAAGATGCAAATGGAAGCACAAGTAATGCACTTGAAACTTGGTTATTTGTAAGAACAGGAACCAACTAAAGATTAAATAATGGCTAAATATATAACACCAGCACTGACATTGACTTCTAACTCGTATGATGCTACCACTAATCCTGGTCCAACATCATCGCCTTTAAACATATCTGTATCAGATTTAATAGATGTAACAGAGGTTAGATCTTTTGTTATAGATGTATCAACAACAAATGTACAATTAATAGATGCTGACCAAATAGCTTCTTCAGTTTCTGCTGGCACTGACGGCGGATTCTTATATTTAAGAAACTTAACAGAAGGACTAGCAACTACCGCAGATATATACATCGGACACGGTACAGCTGGTGAGCTACAAGGAACTACAACAACTAGACTAATGACATTGAAACCAGGAGAATTCTCTTTCTTTGGTTATGATTTAGAAGCTGATTTAATAGTAGATGCTAGCGCGTCTGTAGTAGGAGCATTAGAAGCTATGTATTTTGTAAGAACTGGTACAGCATAATAAGTATGGCTTTTAAATTAAAAAGAAAACGTAAACCTAATAAGAAAAGTGTCTTATTAAAAAGGCTTAAAGAGTTAGAAAGTAAAAAATCACTTACTAACGTTGAGAAGGCAGAGATGGATAAGATATTAAAACTTCTAAAAAAGAAGAAAACCAATAAAATAGAAACTAAAAAACTTAATAACAATAAAAATAACGAAGAATCTATAACAACCGCATTCATAGATGATACCAATGCAACGCTAGATCACTACAAATCTGCTGCTGGATCTTACAGGCGTGGTAGAATAGATAACCGAAAAAACTTAAAATCAATTAATAACCAATAAATTTAAACCGATATGACATACATATACTATAAAAGTAGTACATATACTACAGAACCGAAAATTTCAGAGAAACAACTAGCGGAGTGGAAGCACCTAGCTGACAAAAAGAACTGGAGAATTACACAATTACCTAACGGGTACTACCAAACAGAGGTAAATAAGCCCGATAATGACGAATCTTGGGTAGATATTACAAGAAGAGAGACAATGGAAGGCGCAGAAGCTGCAATAAACGGCAGTGTTGAGCACTTTGAGAAGAAATTAGAGTACGTTAAAGGCCCAAAAGTCGTAAAAACTTTTAAATAACATGGCATTTAAACTAGGATCAGAAAAAAGAGGATTTAAAAACTCCAGTAATGTTAAAATAGTTAGAACTCCTTTGGAAAAAGACACTATAGCTGAAGCTAGAAACGATGGTACTATAGCTATAAGCGAAGATATTCCAGTTAACAGTCCTATGTACCGTAGGGCTGTTAAACATGAGATGAAACACATGGAACAAATGGAAGAAGGTAGAGCAGGTTACGGAGATGATTGGGTTATGTGGGAAGGAAAACTATATCTTAGAAGAACTATTAACGGCGAAGCTGTTATTGATGGTCCAAATGGGAGGCATCCCGATGGAAGCGACCAACATCCTTGGGAGCAAGAAGCTATGCAAGCTGAAAAAGAATAATAATCGATTAAATAAATTAAAAAAATGGCGTTTAAAATGAAAAACAAAGCTGCTATGAAAATGGCCAAAATGGCTGGTGATAACAGAGTAGCTATGAACATGAAAAAAGAACCTATGGCTATGAAAAAAGAGCCTATGACATTGAAGAAAGATCCAATGATGATGAAGAAAGAACCTATGACGTTAAAAAAAGATAATGCTATGAAGATGAAAAAAGGTGCTATGAAGATGAAAAAAGGTTCTCCTATGGATAAACCTCTTGTTGGTGATCAAGATAAATTACCAGAAAACTTGAAGAAAGAAATACTAAAGAAGTAGAACTTTAAATCTACAAACAATTTAATTTAATAAAATAAAATACATATGGAATACAACTTACCAAGTGAGTTGGTGAAAGATCTTAGCTTTGGTGATAATGCTAAAGCTAAGGTAATCACCGGCGTAAATAAATTAGCCCAAGCCGTTAAATCTACATTAGGAGCGTCAGGTAAATGCGTTATCTACGAAGACGGTCGTGGCAAACCGGTCATAACAAAAGATGGTGTAACCGTTGCAGAAAGCGTAGTCTTGTTAGATCCGGTTGAGAACATGGGCGCAACGCTCATAAAAGAAGCCGCTAGAAATACAGTACGCGATGCTGGTGATGGCACAACAACTGCTACAGTATTAGCTGAAGCATTAATTCAACAAATAGACACTGCAGTCGCAGATGGTCTTACAATCAGAGAAATTAAAGATGGAGTAAACGAAACACTAGATAGTGTTATTAGCTATTTAAATGATATCGCTATAGGTGTTGAAGGTGATATGCTCAACTCTGTTAGTGCTATATCTTGTAACAACGATAAAGAGCTAGGTGCTATTATAGCAGAAGCTTATGATAAAGTTGGTAAGCAAGGTGTTGTACTTATGGAAGAAAGTGAATCAGAAGATACTTATGTAGATATCGTAGATGGTGTACAAGTAGAATGTGGACTTACATCTCCACATTTTGTAACTAACACAGACAAACACACATGTGAACTAGATAATCCTCTTGTGTTAATATGTTCATCTGAAATACCTAATATACGTAAGATACAAAACATATTAGAGTATGTTATTAAAAATAACCGATCTTTACTTATAGTAGCGCAAGTTGCTCAGCCAGTTAAGTCGGCATTATTAATGAATAAAGTAAAAGGTAATATAAAGGTTAATATAATAGATTTACCAGGCTTTGGTCCTACTAAGAAAGATGCTACTGAAGATCTAGCTATATTAACAGGTGCAACAGTACTTAATGAAGAGTTGGGTGATGATTTAGATCTTATGAAACCAGAACACTTGGGTGAAGCTGAGTTTTCTATAACAAACGAAAAGCATACCGTACTTACTATAGAGGGTATGACAGATGGTATTGAAAATAGAATAAACGAACTTAATAAAAAGTTTTCTAAAGAGCAAAACAACTTTTTAAAAAATAAACTAGAAGAAAGACTAGCTATGCTATCAGGTAGTGTAGGTATAATACGTGTTGGGGCAAACTCCAAGGTTGAACTCAAGGAAAAGAAAGATAGAATAGAAGATGCTATATATGCTACTAAAGCCGCTTTGCAAGAAGGTATAGTGCCAGGTGGTGGTGTAGCGTTGTTAAACGCATCTCAAAAAATTTCGACCAGCGATGCTGGTAAAGTATTGTTAAACGCATTGTCTTCACCGTTTGAAACTATCATGGATAACGCTGGACTAAAACTTAACAAAGGCATGAAAGAAGGTTATGGCTGTAATGTTATAGATGGTAGTTTTGTTAAGATGGTTGATAGTGGTATTATTGATCCAGTACTTGTAACTAAGTCTGCACTTAAAAATGCTGTAAGTGTAGCACTAACTATTATGTCAGCAGATTGTGTAATATCAAATATAAGAATAGAAAATGCAAGCAGTTAACGATTACGTAATAGTTGATATAGTAAAAGAAGGTCCAAAGAAAGTTGGTGGTCTTATATTAACAGACGAAACAGATGAAACAAACAGATATAAAAAAGCAAACATTATATCTGTAGGTAATATGGTTGATGTGGTTAAACAAGGTGATAGTATATACTACGATGCTGTAGCTGGACATGATATAGCGTATAATGATACTATGTATCGTGTTATACGTGCTAGAGATATAGTTATAGTAGAATAATTACTATTTAGTAAAAACGTGTGATTACTATTAAAGTAGATTATACGTAAACTATAAACCATAAACAATAAACATAAAATCATAAATTAATTATAAACTTAAAAAACTTTGAAATGAATAAAAAATTTTTATATTTCACTTCAGGAGCAATAGATGCTGGTGGAGGTGATGAAGAATGTATTTTAATCGGAGCTGATAATATTTCTCATTTTGAGATGGATGACGAAACTAGCTTAAAAATATTTGCTAAAGAAGGTATTGGGCAGATTGCTCAAGCTAATAGTACTAACAATGTGGTAATTGATTTAACAATAACTACTGGTAAGCACAAAGAAGTAATGGCAGCTATAGCTAGAACAATAAACAAAGGTCCTCACTCAAATGGGTTCTGTGTAATCGCGGATAAAGAAAAAGGAAAATTCTGCCACGCTGATATCACAGGTGTACTTATTACAGTTATTGACGCTTAGTAATTTTATAAACCTTTTAAAAATAATAATATGAATTTAAAAAACTATTTATACTTTGCTAAGGAAGCTCCTGATGCAGGTACAGACGAAGAAGTAATAATGGTGGGCGCAGATGCTTTTTCACACTTTGAAATGAAAGACACAACAAAACTCCATATGTGGTTAAAAAAAGGATATGGCCAAGAGTTTTTCGACGCCGCTACTGATGCTAATATTTTAATAGGCATCACCATTACAGCTGGTAAACACAAAGAAGTTATGGAACATTTAGCTTCTCTAGCTACCGCTAATCATCCATATAGCGATGGCTTTATAGTTGTTGCGGATTCAGAAAACTCAGTATTTTCACATGCCGATATTAAGTCATGTAATGTTATTGAAGTTGCTGACGCTTCTGCATAATGCGATTAACTAGTCACGATTTACGTGATTTACAAATTCTTAAGTATTACAGGCTCGTTAGAAAATGGGCCTGTAAAACTTACGGGTTAACAGATGCTGATCTTGAATTATTAATCTATTTAGATTGTAAAGGAAGATTCACGCGTCAAGAATTTATCGACGGAACATATACCATGAGTTGGGATAAGAACCGTTGGGAAAAATTAAGGAGGAATGGTTGGATAGAAACTTGGAGACATAGAAATAGAACAACCATCAAATACTCTGTATTCAAAACCTCCTTTAAGTGTTCGCACTTAATAAGTAGAATTTACAGAATACTCTTAGGTGAAGAGGATATACCAACCTCTGAAAAGAGTATATTTTTTAATAACAAATCATACACCGATAAGGTCATGAATAAGTCTATCGATGATATGATAAAAGATAATGAACGATGATAGGAAATATAATTGGTGGCTTATTCAGCAAAGTAGTAGACAATGCAGAAGGAATACTTGATAAAGTTATTACAACAGACAAAGAAAGAGATGAAGCCAAGCTTGCTCTCAAAACATTATTACTCGAAGCTGAAAGAGAAGCATTCGCAAAAGAAGTCGAAGACAGAAAGAGCGCTAGAGATATGTACAAAGACGATGCATTTATTCAAAAAATACTTGCAACGTTATTCACGGCTGCGTACTTTGGATTAAGTTTCATGATGTTTAGGTACTTTGTAATAGGCGATATAAATATGGGTGAATTTGAGATAAGTTTTGTCTCAACAATATTCGGTGCTATGAGTGCCAAAGTTAATACAGTTGTCGACTTCTTCTTTGGAGGCTCGTCAAAGAAAAATGAACAAATAAATAAAAAATAAAATGGGAATAAATTCAACAGGAGTTGCTTATAACTTCGGACAATTAGGTAGTGCTTATACTGATTTAGAATCAAACATAATAGTACCACCTAAAGATCACGTAATAGTTGCAGTTCAAGCTTGTAGCGCAACAAATGTGTCAGTAAAAGTTCTAACACCAGAACGACTAAACAGTAATGGGCCAAATTTTGTTAATATTGGTGGAGGTACTGGTAGTGCAACTTTTTTAACCGCCCCAAACACAGGTAACGTCAACGGTGTAGTATCAGTAGCTTTAACAGATAACGCTGGTAGCGATATAAAAACAGTAGAGTTAAGTGGTGGAGCTAATGCAAAAGTAAAAGTAGGGCAATTTGTATTGTTAGCAAACGCTAACGCGCAAGTAGATGGTGTGCCAGCTTTAAGTATAGACACTCAAACACCATCCCCTATTTACAATGGGCCAAATGCTAGAGGCGTTAAAATCGCTAAAATAGATGGAGTAAATGTTACATTAGAAGGTCACGGTACAACAGCTTTTGCTGGAATATCACCTGATAGTCAAATGTTAATATGTATTGATGAACAACATGGGGCTGGCGGTAAAGATCCTGGAAATGATCTTGAAATAGGTGCTGGTGTAACTATATATGGTAGATGGACAGAGTTTGGTACAAGTGACAATCACCCAGCAATTTGTTATTTCGGTAAATAATGGCATTAGGTAATAACTCGGGTAAAAACACTACTGGACATAAAGGTCAAATAGTTAAAGCAATAAAAGAACGTAGAATTGCAAAAGATTATAGATCTGTAACTGGTTCACCTATTCAAGGATCCGCGGCTTGTGGATACTCAGGTTCACTTAGTGAAACATATTACTTTAATGGCGCATTTGCAGATCCAAGACAAGGTGATGTAATGTACGCAAGTAAAAGAGCTAGAAGTAATAATAAAATGACAGCTGGTTATATTAAAGTTTTTGACGGTAGAAGTCATCATAATATACAGATAGATACAAGCGGTATTGTTAGACGTACAACAGCTTGTCCTTAAATTAACAATAATTAATAATTAAATAAAATAAAATATGGCATACAAAGACAATATAACAGATTATGGGTTTGGACAAATGGGTAGTGTTTTTTGTGATTCTGCAAATACACCTATTCAACCTCCATTAAATAAAGTTTTTGTTGCTATAACATTTATAGCTGAAACAAAACTAGAGTCACACTCTAGCGCAACTGATAGTGGTTTAATAGCAGATACATCTGACCCAAACGTTGAGTACGTTGGTACTGCTGTGGCCGCTCACAATGCTACTATAGATCAAACACCTACCCAACAAACAGTAACTACAGGTTGTGGAGGTGCAAGTATCGATAGTTCTAATATTTTTCCAAGAGGACTTACTATATATGGTAGATGGACTAGAGTTGAAATAGCTAATGGTGAAAGCGGCGCTTTAATTGCTTATATAGGAGACTAATGGCTTTAGGTTCACCGCTAGGCTTGCATTTTGATAGCTCAGTTTCAACTAATGTTGATCACCCTTATAGTGTAGATAAATTAATAGGCTGGTGGGATTTTACAGACAATAACGTTGTTTTTACTGGAGATATTGGTTCTTTATCAACAGCTAGTACTGGTGACGCTATAAAACAAATAACAAACAAAGCTAATAGTGGTACAGATAATTTAGGTAATTTTTTAAGAACGTTTGGTAGTAGTAATGCCGCTAATAGCTCAAATTTATATGGAATAACAACTATCAACGGTAATTTATTTAGATTTTGCTCAAGAGATGATAATAGTTCTACTAATGATTTACCATTCGTTGCTTCAAGAGTAGATGGTTTTGGTGGTGTTGTAAATGGTAATGGGCTAGGAACCAGCGGAACTTTTTCCACATCTATAATCAATAATCATAATTTAAGTATATTTTTTGTTATTGACTCTCTCTATACCAATGTTGTTGGAAGTTCTCAAGGAGATCACTTTATGGGTATAGGAGCAACGTTATCTGGATTTAGTAGTAGTGGTCCTCCATATGCTCCTGGTTTTAGACTTACAGCTAATAGATCCGGAGATGATTGGCAGTGGAGATCTCCAAGTTTAGATTCTGGTTCTCTTTTAGAGGTTACAAATTTAGACACTAATATTCAGTTAACAACAAATATAGAAGCTTGGTCTATAATAAATTCTTCAGGAACAAACGGTGTTAAAATGTATAGAAATTTTGACACTAGCGATGGAGCTAGCACAACAATAACTAATAGTGGAACTGATGATGGTGTAAATTTTCAAATGAATGATGGTTGGTTTTCGCTTGGCGGTTACTCTTTAGATAAATTTCATAATGGAGTTTTTGATGAAAACTTTGTTAATGTAAAAATATTTGAAGTATTAATATACAACAAGGCTTTGACAGATAATGAAAAATCAATTATAGAAAACTATATTAGATCAAAATATTATATAAATTAATAATTAAATAAAATTAAATACAATGGCAAAAAAACAAAAAACGGTTGAACTAAAACCAAAGGTAGAAAAAGTAAGTGATGAACACTTAGAAGATTTACAAAATGTAGTAAACTCTGTTAATTCTATACAGTTTAATATTGGTAAAGTAGAGGCTCAAAAACATAATCTTCTTCATGGATTAATTGAAGCTCAAGAGCAAATTGGAGTTCTTCAAAAAAAGATGTTAAAAGAATACGGTAGTTTTGATATAAACCTACAAGATGGAACTATAAATTGGCCTAAAGAAAAAGAAGATGAAAAATAATATAATCAGAAAAATTACTATAGGTAAAGATTATAAAAACGATTCAATGCACTATGCTGTTGATCAAGATGTTTATGGTGGTCATAAAATCTGTGATATAATAGAAGAAGAAGATAAGTATTGTATTTATATTAGAAAAGAAGAAGTGGTTATACCTTGGAAAGATTTTAATAAAAATATGGCTATATCTGTTGAGTACAATTTAGAATATTAATGAAAGCTTATAAAGACTTTATTATATCACCAATTGGTGAAAGATATAATAATTCTAAGAAAGTTGATGACAAAGAACTCATATTAAACACTGAAGTTTTTAATCATCAATATATAAATAGATTAGCAAAAGTAATCGCTACTCCACTATTATTTCAATCACCTATTAACGTGGGTGATGAAGTAATAGTGCATCATAATATTTTTAGAAGATGGACTGACGTTAAAGGTATAGAGCGAAATAGTAGATCATACTGGAAAGAAGATAAGTATATAATATCACAAGATCAAATATATTTATATAAAAAGCAAGAATGGTTAGCCATGCCAGGCTATAGTTTTGTTCAACCTATAAAATCAAATAACAAACTAACTAGTGATGTAGAGCAGCCATTAGTCGGTATTGTGAAATACACGGATGGTAATTTAAATGTAAATACACTTGTGGGTTTTACGCCTAATAGTGAGTATGAGTTTGTTATTGAAGGTAAAAGATTATATAGGGTTTTAAATAAATTTATTACAATTAAATATGAATATCAAGGAAACGAAGAAGAATATAATCCAAGCTGGGCACAAAGCGGTTGAAGAATTAATTAAGGTTGCTAGAGAAGAGATAGTTGATTCAGACGAAGACATATCAGCAGACAGATTAAAAAATGCCGCGGCAACTAAGAAATTAGCTATATTCGATGCGTTTGAAATATTAAACAGAATCCACGAAGAAGAAGCAATGCTTGAAGGAAAAACAATAGAAGACGAAAAGAAAACTGCTTTCAAAGGATTTGCTGAAGGTAGATCAAAATGAAATACGAACAAAGCTTATATAAAATAGTAAAACCAATAAAGCTCAATACTTTAAAAAGATTAAATAAATCTAAAAAGTGGGAATATGGTTATAATAAAGAAAATGATATTGTTGTAATATCAAGAACTGGGATGATTGGTGATGTTATAGAAATACAAGGATTTAAAATAGCTCTACCTAAACAACCAAAACAAATATACTCTTGCAGCAATGAAAAATCAAAACAAAAGTGGAAACAATTTCCGCCAAACCCTGATTTTAAAAAAATTAAAACAGTATTTGACTGGCAGGTTTACCCGGACGATTTTAAAGAAAAGCATTACGGATATATTGACGAAGAGTTCAAAAGAAGAGAAGAGGGATTTTGGTTTATGAATCACGGTGAGCCAACATATATAACCGGTACTCACTATATGTACTTGCAGTGGAGTAAAATAGATGTTGGTGCTCCAGATTTTAGAGAGGCAAATAGATTGTTCTTTATATTTTGGGAAGCGTGTAAAGCAGATAATAGATGTTATGGAATGTGTTATTTAAAAAACAGACGTTCAGGTTTTTCATTTATGAGTTCAGCTGAAACAGTTAACTTAGCAACACTTGCTAGTGATAGTAGGTTTGGTATATTATCTAAATCAGGAGCTGATGCAAAGAAAATGTTTACTGACAAAGTTGTACCAATAAGTATTAATTATCCATTTTTCTTTAAACCGATACAAGACGGTATGGATAGACCAAAGTCTGAGTTAGCATACAGAGTACCTGCTAAAAAGTTTACACGTAAAAAAATACGTGAACGTGAAGAGGTTGATGACATGCAGGGTCTTGATACAACTATAGATTGGAAAAATACAGGTGATAATAGTTACGATGGTGAAAAGCTTTCTTTACTAGTACATGATGAAAGTGGTAAATGGGAGAGACCTGATAATATAAAAAACAACTGGAGAGTTACAAAAACTTGTTTAAGACTAGGTAGTAGAGTTGTTGGCAAATGTATGATGGGGTCAACTTCTAACGCGTTAGATAAAGGGGGTGATAATTTTAAAAATCTATATTATGATTCAGATGTTACCAAGCGCAATAGAAATGGACAAACTAAGTCGGGATTATATTCTTTGTTTATTCCTATGGAATGGAATTACGAAGGATTCATTGATGAATTCGGACGACCTGTATTCAGTAATCCTAAACAACGA